GTTGCGATACTGAACAGCACGATCCAACTTTGTCTGATCCGTTTCATTTGGATCCTTATTGGGAACAGAAAGGAAGGCAACGCAATCCTTACGGGTATCAACAAGATCTTTAAGCAATGGGCCAACAAGATCTGTAACAACCGCATCAGCAGCACCTGGAGTGAAGGTTTTTTCTGGCCCACCGATGAGAAGATTAACATCAACAGTTTCTGCATCGGAGAAGAGAGCATATCCTTCTGGATCTGCATCATTGTCTTGACCAAATGCAATCTTCTTATAATCTACCAAGCCCGCAGCAGTTCCATTAGATCCACCTCGGAGATTCCAAATACCAACACCGAAAGAGGTATTTACTCCTGTGTAACCCGATCCTGAATTAAGTGATGAGGAGGCATACCAATTCTGTCCTGTGATAGCGGCAGTTCCCCATGATCCTGTTCCACCAAGCAGCAACTGATTGTATGATGTCGATGAAGTCTTCGGAATTGCTGCAATATATCTAGAAGTACGATTGATCTTATCGACATAGTAGTTGCTTGTTCCGTCTCCTGCGAGTACACCAGGTAGGAAGGAAACTGCTTGGAACTTTTCTACGATAGTTCCCTTGGTGCCCGACAAAAGACCATTGCGATCAATGACAGCAATATGGAATTCATCATTTGATCCACCAAGATTCTCAATATAAGTTGAAGTGGATGGAATTGCATCGAACTGAGTTCCATAAGTCCAATTACTAAATCTATGACCATATCCCGTGACACCTGCTACACCTGTTATTCCAACTGCTAAACTACCGCAGATTTGAACTTCAAGTGAATTGCCTAGGGCACCAGGATATCGGGCAACAAATGCGCCAAGATCCGTGATTAAAACATCACCCGCATCGAATCTGTCATCATTTTCAAGACGAGCATAGTCCGATGAAAATGCACCATCATGTGATGCACCCGTTACTCCGAAACCATTGGCATTGGACATTCCCTCGACTTTAGCACGAACAACCTGAAGATTGTTGCCATAGCCAAGGAAGTTGGCGGCAGGGAACCACCACTCTGCAACCGTATCATCGGGAGTTCCGAAGAGTTGGACGAGGTTATTTTCCGAATCGACAAGGATTCGCTTGTTGCATGGGCCCCAATTAAAGAGTCCTACAATACCTGCATTAGTCGTGGCAACAGCGGGAACAATCGTTGTCAGATCTTTCTCTGTTACATTTACGCCTGGGGAAAGTTGGAATGCCATCTCAGTCTCCTTAGTTAATTTATTAGACGGGGGTATTTATTCGTTTGTTTATTTCACCCAAATTACATAATCTCTTCTGCATCAGAAAGCCAAGATCTATCTCGTCTCTTTTGTTTAGGTGTTGAGTCAGGTTCACTCGAAAGCATTCTAACTGCTTCGTCCATTTCATCATCCATGTCCGACAAAAAGCCAAAAGGAGTCAGATCTTCTTCTAGTTTTTTAAGTTTTTCCTCAAACAATCGCTTACGGACATCCAAATTGACCAATTCTTTAAAGTAGTCCTGCGTGGTGAGCCATCCAAACATGACCAAGCATGCCATCATGTCATCGTTATAGCCCTCAGAAGCCTCATAGGAGCCACCTTTCGCAACATAGGTGCTTAGTTCGGCAATAAGATCAAAGTCGTTCAGTATAAGTTTATCGCCCTCGATCATCTCCTTGACAATCGAGCATCCTGTTCTTTTTACCTGACTGCTCATCTTAATTCCCGACTGAATTCGACCTCCACCAAAGCCCTCACCGACTTTTTGTCCCTTTTTGCCCTTGTTCGAAATGTTAATAATATTTTCATAGTCCAATTCATCCTTAAGAATATCTGCAACCTGCTGTCCCGTATCGTTGATTTCGATCATGACATAGGCTTCATTATATTTTTCTGCAACTTTCTTGATCAGATTGGGATATATTGGAATTGGGATTGTATTATTTCGATAGGTTGCAACAACCCTATATGGCATAGAAGTCACATCAAGAACAACCATTGCATTGTAGTCTTGTCCGATTGAACGGCTAGAATCGACAGTTGCTGCATATATGTGTCCCCTTATGGGATGTTCATATACTGAAAGACCATCATCTGACTCTAGCAAGGGAGTCTGAAATGGGATCCCGACAATCTTGGATGCCTTGATAAGTGTTTCTTGCGATCCTAAAAATTCACACTCATATTCCGACATCCATTGCCGCTCGGAAGTATTTCGGATAGTGGATTCTTTGAACTTATCATCGCGACCAGGTACTTGCCACCAATATGCTGCAATAGGGACAAACTCCGATTTCTTATCCTGTGCATTTTTCCACATCTTGTAGAACAGATTCAAACCATTTGGAGTTGATACGATCACCGTCTTCGAAGTAGTTCCCGATGAAATGGTGGGATATACAGATGAGAAAAACTCTTCTGCGATTTGATCAGGGACGAATGCAAATTCGTCTAGGAGCAAAAAGTTATACGAAGAACCACGAACAGCACTTGACGATGTCGATGAGCAAATTACCTTAGATCCATTTTCAAGAGTGACACTTGTCTTATTCCATTCGACAATACCCTGTTGCAGCCACTTCGGAAGATTCTCATATGCAATCTTCAATCGATCCATAATTTCCGTTGCTGTCTTCAACTTATTTGCAAGGATTGCTGCTTTGTAGTTGGCATTAAACAGAATCAAGTGCAGAATACATGCAATTAAAGTTGTGGTCTTTCCACTCTGTCGAGGAATCTTACAAATCGTAAATCGATTATCAAATACGGATCGTGCAATTTCCTTTTGAAAGTCATACATGTGAAGGGATACAAGTCCCTCATCAACAGTAACTACTTTAATATAGTTCTCAATGAAGTGAAGAGGATCTTCGGTGCATCGAATATATTCTGCTAATTGTTCTTTGGTGAACTCTTGCTGAACATATGATCCCTTGAGTAAAGGATTTCCTAGGTATGCATCTTCATTCATCTATAATCTCTCCACGATCAACTGCCTTGCGTTGCTCACGAATCATCTTTTGCAATTCTGCTGTGCTTCCAACATAGATTGAATTGTTCGTCACTGATGTTGTTTTGGTCTGCTCCTGCTTCTTGATCTCTTTCATTCGGCGATGCAGATCCATCAATTTGTTATTGGCTTCAAGCGATGACTGTATGAGTTGGGCTATAACTTCATATGCCCGAGGCTGTTGACTTTCCTGTGCAAGTTCAATGATTCCCTCAATTGCCTCTTGTGATTTTTCAATAATACACTTAAGATTGATGCGAACTTCTTTATAGTCTTTGTCTGCATCCGATACAACATACTCACCATCAACGGGTATTGTCTTAATCGGAACGATAGCAGTTTCTTCAGGGGTTACATCAATTCCCAATGTTTTTGCGATGTTCATATCAACTTCACTCATAATTTACTCTTTCATAAAGCCCATGGTGTTTGGGGATATTCTCTAATAACTACATTTGCATGTGTTGCACCTGCTCCTGTCCATCCCGCTGTGAGTGATGGTGCATATCCACCCGCAGTAATACCTGCCGCAGCAGAAACGCCAATGTCGGCGAATGGCATAATCGTATTGGTTGGTTTGCCATAATCAGCAATGTTGAAGATATTCACATTCGTATTTGTGATAATCGGTGCAGTCTTAACAGGGCCATACAGATACATCTTGGACACAAACTGTATAGTCGCAAAATTTATCTTACGAGTGCCATAGTCTCCATATGATCCATCATCCCCTTCGGCTAATGACACCGATGAAAGAATGATTGGAACATCAACATCGACATCCATACCTTCAATTGCTTTGAGGGTAAACACATATTCAGGCGTAAAATATGGCAATATCTGTTCGACAATCTGTAGGCAATCTTCCATTCCCTTGGTCATTACACCAACGGTCATGTTCATGTTGTATGGAACTCGTTCATATCTTCTCTTCAGACTTCCTCTATCTGCGGAGTTATATCCCACGGTCTGCTGAACACTATTCAACTTCCGAGAAGAGTCATACTGTAACGAAGTAATCTCAAAGGACATTCGAGGAAGATATGTCTCCAATCGAATTTGCGATTGATCAAAATCTGTTCCGATTCGATCTAGGCGGCGTAAGAACTTCTGCTGTGGGCCATATGCAATAGGAACACGAATGCGTTCCATCTCATTTCCGTTTTGATCATTACGAACAAGATGTATGTCATTGAATAGGGATGCAAATCCCACAACTACTTTTCGAACAG